TATCCATGAATTGGTTAGATTCAAGAGGCCCCTATTGCATGCCTGATGGTTAAGGGAATGTGACCGAGTTTACCGGCCTAGCCCTGACAACATTCACACCGTGATTCCCAAATCCTGTACCAGTAACAACTATTCCCGAGAGGATCTCATTAATAGTAATGTTGCGGATAGACGTGGAGTTACCGGTACTGAATGTGTTAAAGTGGGAGTTGACAACTGTGTTGGATGTCGTTGCATCGTCTGTGATGGCTGTTGCCTTCAACTGCATGATAACCAGGTAAGTACCAGGGGAATTGAAATTGACACCAAAGGCGGTTGATGTTCCATTGATGGTAATCAACCCTGTCCTAGTAGTGAAAGTTTCTCCACCAATAAGGCGTGCGGTCGATACAAGACCGGCTGAAGGCTGTGGTTCATAGAGTGTCACTGTATAGTGTATAAACAAATCACCAGCCGCAGCCACACCTGTGGATCCATATGTACCCACGCCAATCTGCCCAAGATCGATGAGCTTCGTGTCTGTAGTAGCACTATCATTAGTGAACCGTTTGATCCTATCTGTAGGTATATTGAGAGATGCCTCCGCCCATGGACTAGTTTCGGTTAGATGGGCCATATTAGCCAGCTCAATCCTATTACTAGGTGGGTCATCCTGTGAATCTTTGTCAAAATACAGAGCTACCCGGCCTGTAGTTGTCGTTCCGCACAAGGACACATACTGTAGACGCACTCTCTCAAAAGTGTACTGATCAAAGTTGGTTGCTAACGTTTGTAGCCAAGGGAAGAGTACCGAATTAGTTGGGTTAACTCTGTATAAGTTGGTAACTCCCTTATTAACAGATAATGCTGCTGAGGTATCGATCTGACTGATAAGCTCACGATGAGTTACAGTCACCGACCCTTTACTTCGCACGAACTTAGGCCTACTAGCACGGATAATCCTGGTGACAGCGACAGGGGCCGCAATGGCTCCTGACTGCGCGCCAGGATGTCGCACAAGATCCTGTCCTCGCCCTTTCTTGCTTCTCCTGTTCCATAGTTTAGATGCAATAAATTTAACTCCATCCCAAATTAACTTCTGCCCAGTAGGGGAAAATGCCACCTCACCCACATAGTGGGCTACAGCGGCTGCTCCTGCTGTCATAATAGCCTGGTTCTGATTTCTTCTCACCATCGACATGTTTGTGTTTGCTC